AGTAAAAGATATCGTTGGAAGGGGACGGCCTGTGACTATGTATGGCATCAGCCGTATTACAGAGCTATCACCTAGTTACATATGGACGAAATTTGGATTAACAGGAGACCTTATGCGCATCATTAATAATGCCGAAGAAGAAAATAAAATACGACAAGCAGTTAGTAGAGAAGGAGTGTCTGCTGTCAAAGCAAAACGGAAGGATAAGCGAACCGCTAGGTAGGTTTATTCTTGAGCGATGCAATGAGATTGCAGGTGCGTACTTTGAGACAGAAGGATACAAAGAGCTACATCAGGCCTTAGTGGATGAGGCCGTACTGCGCATATGCGAAAAATTCCTGCACTATTATAAAGAAGGAAAGTCTGGAGCAAACCTAGTCATATCGATGGCTATATCGACAATGCTGAACAAGATAAAGTCCCTTGCTTGGTCAGATGTTTATGGAGAAAAGCAAAAGTCCTACATAGAGTACTTTCAGGATGGAGCTTGGGTTCGTAAATTAGAAAAGTTAAAAAGGGACGATAACATAGGTCAATTATTATAATGGAAACAATTTTGTTAATTATATCGGCAGGCTTCCTAGGAGCTGGATTATTTGTCTTTGAGCCGTATATGGAACTTATTGGTGAGTACGCAAACTTCAAACCCTTTAACTGTGTGTTCTGTCTCACGTTTTGGATTTGCTCTATTGTGTTCTACCTTATCAACTTTCCGATGCACTACAGCATCATCTCAGCGGTAATAGCAGAACTAACCTATAGAAAGCTAGTTACCTATGGAGAAGGAGAGTAAAGACAGTGGATTCCGTTTCCTTTATTGGGACGATATCTGCCATCATTCTATTAATAACAATAAAGAAGAAGAAAATGCCGATTCCAAATCCTAAGGGCGATGAAACAAGAAAACAATATGTTGACCGATGTATGGGAGACGCTACAATGGTAGGTGAGTATCCAGATAGTAAACAGCGGTACGCTGTCTGCAATGTGCATTGGACAAAATCAATTAAATGACAAAGAAAAAGGAGGCTCCCCAGCCTCCTTTTTTAATAAACCTAGAAAACATAAACCACCTAAGTGCGAGACTTGGTTAGATAAATGAATTTATAATACGCTTCAAATATAGTAATAATAAAAGAATAACCAAGGACCAAAGTAAAATAATATCGGTCTTCTTCTCTTTTGAATATACCACCTTGTCAACAGTAATCTCCTTTGTGAAGAAGATAGTATCCTGCGGACACACCGCGTCGACAATGATAGTGTCATTGATACGTACAATCCTCAGAGAGACATTATTCTTAATGGTCTCAATAGTATCGTACTTACTGCTTACGATTGTGTCCCTTAGTACTCTCTCTTTTGTTATCAGGACTGTGTCCAGCTTTACAACCTCCTTTTGAAGTAGAGTAGGGTCCTTTGCAACTGCACGCTGTAGGTGCCAGTTCGCACCACACGATGTCATTATAAGGCATAGACTAAGAACCGCAAGCCTCACAATCATCTGGATTATCAATGTTACAGGTTGGCTGTGGCGCTTCCTCTAGGTCATTAAGCCAATTGTCAAAAGTTGATGTATCGTGTTCTCCCACCTTGTTTAATAGCTTTTAAAATTTGTTTGCGGTTATGCCCCTCGTTGAAGCTAACGTGAACCCACGATGGATTCTCATCATTGCCAAACTCCCAAATGAGTTGGTCCCAAATGAGATTGTCTTTGATGTAATTAAAGACCTCTGCGTTGCGCTGACCCATATCAATGTCGCTGGCAGCACCCTTCAGGGCGCAGTGCTGCGATGAACTACTGCCACCAATAGCAGTATTCAATTTCACAGAGCGGAAGCCAGAGCTGATGTTAATAGGTCCTAGCGCATCTCGCAGTGGTTGAAGTACGTTATCACATAGGATACGTAGGTTTTCAATCTGAGCGTCATTAGGGACGTTCTCAATGCGTTTCTTAGTAGCTGTAGAGCTACGGGTCATCTCGTTAAGAGAAAAGTTCTCAGAGAGCTTCATTTGCCTTGTCCTTTGTAAGGCTTAGTATAGTTCTTTGAAGCCTTGTTGTTAGATTCACTCTTGGAGTGCTTGCCACGCTTCTTACTCTTGCTTACGTAGCTCGTTGCTGTTTGCAGTTTTGCCATTAAAAACGATTTATTGCATCTTGAATATCAAGGTGATGGGTGTGGACCTTCATATCAATCCCCGCTTCCCAGCGCCACATCTCCTTACCGTCCCTAAAAAGAATAATAGTAGGAACGCTTTTAATATTATACTTCTCTTTAAAAGAAGGCTTTGCCTCGATATCCACCCTGTATAGTTTAGCGCCATACAACTTGCCAAGGTCTTTATAGCCATTCTTAGTGTTAAAAGAAGCGTTAAATTCAATTACAGACTTACCCTCTGGCTGGTCGCTAACTGTGGTAAACGACAAAAAAAATAAAAGGGAAATCAAAAAGCCTCTCATCGCGCCTCGAAGATTCTATTTTCAATCTTATCAAGTTGATTCTTGATTTCCTCGATGTTCTTAGCATTGGACATAATGGTATTGCGTACCAATTCATCCTTTAGCTGAAACTCCATACGAGATACAGCAGGCTCAGGAAGCTCCTTTGCTAATTGAATTTCAGCCTGTAGGTTGTAATACATACCTACTGCAATAGACAGACCAACGCCAAGAGCAATTAAAGTCTTGACGCTTACTCCAAGCATTGTGTCTTCTCCTATCTCTTTGAAATTACCGTTGCCTTCGTACTCTTTCATTTTTTAGAAGCGAATTTCTCTAGTCCGGCAACGCCAAAAGAACCTAGAGTTATATATACAAAAGAGTTATATGTAAACTCATTAATAATCAAATCTTTGCCCATCCAACCAGTGGCGATATCCGCAACCATCACAGCAACCATAACGCCAAAAGACAAGAAACCAAGTACTGTTTTCTCGTTAATATCGTTAGAGTCCTTGAATATATTGAAGATTTTCATATGGGTCTTTTGTAATAATTTACAAAAAAGAAAGGGCTGCCGAAGCAGCCCCATCACCAACCAAACAAAATAAACTACGCTAAGACTACTCAGCTTCTTGTACCTCAAACTCTCCAGTTTCAAGGTTTAATGAACCCGCTGCTCCATCAGCAAATTCTTTAGAGATTTCATTCATAAACTCCTGAAGCGATGAATTTACTGAATTCATTTCTTCTTCTAATGAGCTTTTACGTTTTTTGATTTGCAATTCGGTAATGGTCAAGTTGCCCATCTCATACGTAATCTGTTCTTGACGCTGACGAAACCCTTTACCTTTTTCTAATTGCTCTTCTGATACTTTTGCCATAACTAGTTGTATGTGTTAACAGTCAAATATAATAAATTTATACTTGTTCTGCAACAACCGAACCAATAGTTTTGGTAACTGTTTTAGGTGCAACTTTGTCAGCAATCTGAGAATCAACTGAAACTTTAAGTTCAGCAACACGCTCTTCGCCCATCTCAGCCTCTACCCAGCCGATAACGTCAGCCTCTGTAAGGCTATCGAATGACACAAAAGAAGAGGCATCAAGTGTCTCTACGGAGATAGTCTGTGTACCGATAACGGTTGCTTGATGCTCACCAGACTCGTCAACACCGGTCAAACGCCAGTGTACGTTATAAACTACATCGGTTAGTTCAGAGTGTGTGGGATAGGTGTCTACTGTTTTGCAATCCCAAGAATAGGTGTTCATAATTGTGAGTTTTTTTGTTTAGCTCTATAAATAGTGCCCCTTGAATATCCAGTTAGGGCGTTTATCTGTTTGTACGTCAATCCTTGCAAATATAATTCTTTTATTTCATCCCAGACAGTGTTAAGGTCATATCGTTTGCTATAGGTTTTGCCAATCATTCGTTCTCTACGACCCTGTCTTAATAATTCGCATTCTTGAGATTTTCTAACGTTTTTAAGCCACGAATCTTTGTCTTTTATGTTGTGATAACCCCCACCACCGCCTCTTCCGTGAGCAATTCTTTTCTTTACGTCCTCACTCGCATAAGAGTATGTATCACCACCAATAGCGGAGTTTTTTAAATTATAATAGCATTTTTGATTTGCGCAATCAAATTTAAGCAGAAGTTTTTCTTCAACAGCTCTATAGTTATCGCCTTGGTAAACTATTTCCCTAAAGAATCTGTTTGGGTTTTTATTGTAAGCCCTTATAAAGTAAACACCTCCGCCAATATAGCCATCATCAATTCTTCCGCAATGTGAACCAATATACATCATTCCATTGGTTCTGTTTATCCATCTATATACGAATCCAGTCAATGTTCTTTTTTATTAATATACAAAGGTTTATCTATTGTTCCAAGTATTGAAGATTGGAACTCCTCCATAGACATTTCTATAAGAGGGGTCCCTGATTCTTCAATTTCTTTACGCAGCTCTGGCGTTAGTGGTTTCATTATCATCCCGGAATATACATTGGAATTGCGTAGTCTGTTGTTCCGATACGTACAGCCAACCAAGCATCTGGCTCTGCTAATACAATTCCGTTTTCAGAGGTTCCATAGGCCTGCTGTATAGCATTTCCCTCAAGTGAGTTTGTGTTTGGAGCAGAAGCCGTCTGTACGAACTTAACACCTGCGTAGTTAGAGTTACCGATATTAAGGTAGTTGGAGGTGTCCACGTACATAGCGTTACGTGAAGTACCACCTGAGTCATCAAAGCGAAGGGAGTTACCAGCAGCGTTTCCTTTTATTGATATAGCGCCTCCTGATACTTCTAACCTATACGCAGGGCTAGTCGTCCCAATACCGACGTTGCCGTTATTAAGTATAGTAAAGTTGGCACCTCCGGTTGTAGTAAATCTGAAATTCTGACCAGACTTAGCTTCAAAGTAATTTGAAGAACCGTCAGCATACATTTTCAACCTCTCTGTGCCGGATAAAGATAACCCGAATGCGTTTGAAGAGTTACCTGAAGCTACATCTAATTTATACCTAGGACTAGTCGTCCCAATGCCGACGTTGCCACTATAGTCAAGCGTCATTAAGTTAGAGTTAAAAACTCCACTAATCCATCTTTGCCATATTAAACCTTCGTTTTCTCTGATGTTTTGAAGTATCTGATAGTTGTTTACGTTATTAGTATTTTGTAATAATAATCCGTTATTGCTATCAGAATGGACGAGATGAAGCTTTAAATCTGGACTTGTAGTACCAATACCGACGTTTTGAGAATCATTTATATAGAAGCTAGAACTTCCTTGTCTTGTTATATTAAATATGCCCCCACCATTGTTATTGGTATCAACTTCAAAAAACAACCCGCTTGGCGCTCCAAAAAGTAATCCATATCCAAGCTCCCTAATATAAACATCAGTTCTATCACCCCTAAATAATATGCGCCCGTTGTCTACACCGTCGTGTAATCTAAGAGTTCCAATTACCTCAAGCTTCTGACTAGGACTAGTAGTACCAATACCTACGT